TCATGCTTCCCTCCTTTTCAGAATCGTCAGCGCTGGTGCGCGCGAGTCGGTTGCTGATACCTTATTTGCCGCCGCAATGAGCTGATCCAACTCCGCTGCCGAGTAGTGGCTGGTGATGCTCCCGTTCTTGTGGCCGAGCAGCGCTTTGCGATCCTCCTCAGTCACGCCAGCAGCACGCAGCCTTCTCCCAAAGGTGTGCTTCAAGTCGTGAATTCGGATTCTGGCAAAGCCGTCATGTGCCGGCCGCAAGAATTTCTCCTGCCACTTCTTCGCCGCTCGGATCCGCGCCTTCTTCCAGGCCGAGTCATTCATGCGGTGAACCGTCGTTTCATTCCCATCACCATCTGGCTTGCCAAACGGGAAGACGTAGAGCGGATGCTTGCCGCGCTGCTTCTCGATCACTGACTTGGCAACGTCATTCATCACGACCAGACGCTCGTCTCGGTTCTTCACGCCAGACCTGGCGCTTCTTCCCCCAAATCCCGCAGGTATCAGGAACACGCTCGTTCCCAGCTCCGGTACCGCAATCTCCCAATTCCACTGAAGCTTGCAAACTTCCTGTTCCCGGCAACCCGTATTGACCTTGAACATCGCCATGGTCTGAAGGTGCGCCGGGAGTTCGGCGAACAGGATCGACTGTTCTTCCCATGAAAGCGGGTAGGGCTTTCGGCTGTTCGTTTTCTCGTCCAGCAGGGAAATCATCGGCACCACGTCCAGCAGCGGCCGTCTTTCCTCGTCACGCCACTTTCGCGCACAGAGGTTCAACACTCTGATGACCCGCTGAAGCGCGATATTCACTGTCCGGTTCGTGACTGGCTTGCCTACCGCTGGATTCAGCTTCGACTGGATGTATGGCGCGAGGGCATCGTCATCGATGTGGGTCAGCGGCATGTCGCCAATAAACGGGTCGAGCTGCTCCATATAGGTGGCCGAGATGTGGATTGAAGCCTGATCCTTCACTTCCAGCAGGAAGCGAGTCGCCACTTCCCGCCACGTCCTCACCCGCCGAACGCCGTACACCTTCTGCTGGCGCAATTGCTCCAGCTTGTGAATCAGGTACTGCTCTGCTTCGGCGCGGTTACAAGTGCCAGTACTCTCTTGAATTCGTTCTCCTCTGTACTTTTTGTCGATCTTCCAGATGCCGTTCGGCATTTGCTGGAGGCCGGTGATTGCTTTTTGGGCCACGGCGTTGCTCCTTTCTTCTTGCCCTGGCGCTCGCTGCGAGGGCGATTGTTGTCCTGATTGGCGGCCTTTTCAATTGCCATCGACTCGATGTAACGGTCGGCCCACTCGTCCAGCTCGAGACGGTCGAAGCCGATGCCCTGTTTACCGATCGGGAATTCGCGGACGTTCGGACGGACTGTTTTGTTGAATTCATCCCGGCACATGCCGAGATAGCCGTATGCCTCGCCGGCGCGAATGAAGCGCGGGAGGATGGGCGCGACCTGGGCCGCGCTTCGATTTGCCATGAGGTATTGCTCCATGCCGCGCGTGGCGGCAGAAGGTGGTGATGGGTTATGCGGCTTGGCGACTTACCTGAGCTACGTTCCGGCGTCGAGCCATGAGGAGTTGCAGTCGATAGGTGCGGAAGCGCCGACCATCTTGCGAACTGATCTCTTGAGCCAAGTCGGCCAAGTCCTCGTCGAGCCGGCCGAAGTAATAGAGGTGCTCGCCATCGCCCATCCACTCGGGTTGAGCGATCGCCCAAGTACGTGCTTCGAGGCAGGGCATGCAGGTTTTGCAGGAATCCATGCGCCCATCCCAGCAGCCGGACACAAGCTGATATTTCTGGCCAGGCTCAATGAGGCCGTAGCACTCGCCACACTGGTGCTGCTTGCGCGCGGTGGGCGTGGTTTCGGTTTGGAAATCGGACATAACGAATCCTCGCCCGCCGTAGGTCGGCAGGCTTTTGAGTATGGGGAGGGGTTACTGCTGGATGAGTTCGACGGGGACCTTCACCGTGGCGCCGCGCTTGGCGAATACCACGGCGCGGAACACTGCGATGGTTCGGGTTTCGCCGGGCTGGCGGTTGAACGGATCGTTGGTCATGTCGGCCAGCCAAGGGTGCCGGTGGCCAGCGACAACCCAGACGCCGTACTTCGTGATCAGTTGCTCTGCGTCGGGCAGGGCGAAGAGTTGCAGCTGCCCAGTGCCAGGCTGCTGTTCACCCTCTATCGTGTTGATTGCCCAGTCCAGCGCAGGGCCGGTCAGTTCCTCGGTGCGGACGCTGACCATGCGGTTCACCGCTCGCGCCTCTGGAAGTCAGTGCAGCGCACGATCACCGTCTGCCCGTCGTTCGAAAGCGGCGGCATGGTGCTGAAGGGGAGGTGGCTGCAATTGCGGTGGACGTGGATGCAGGTGGCGCACATGCCACCTTTGGGTTGATGGTTCATCGCCACGGCCCTCGGTAGATATGCTGGAGCATGAACAGGGTGGCGAGGATCATAGTAGGTGCGCTCCTGCTTCGAGTAGGCCGTCGCGGTCTTCGCGCAGGTTGTCGCGCTCAGCTTTGAGTTCGTCGCGCTCCCTGACCAAAGCCTTGATGGCCGTTGAGATATTCCGGTAACCGAGCGTGATGGTGATGGCTTGCGCCTCGTCGAACAGCTTTACCTTCTGGTCTCGGTCGTCCGCTGCTCGCGCGGCCAGCTCTTTTTCGTGGATTTTGAGGCAGCGCTTGCAGGTGACGTACAGCCAGTCATTGGTTAGCTGGTCGTCGGTCATGACGCCGTCGGTACCGCAATAGACGTGCTCTGGCGGATCCTGATCAGCCTCGGTGCCGCCGTCCCACGGGTAAAGGTGAATCGCTCGTTTGCTCATCCGATCACCGCCTTTATGGTCAGTACCAATGGAAGCCAGAAGAAGAGGGTGCAGCCGAGTAAGCACTTGGTGATCACGGCGTCAGCCTCCGAAAAGAAACGCACCAGACCCACGGGTTGGCGTCCCAGTCGCCGCCGGTGGATTGCCACAGATCCCGGAATGCCGGGACCGGGTATTTGTGGCAGGCGCCGCCTTCGTCGCTCGCGCACCATTCGCGGAGCGGCCCGCGATGCACCCCCTCGGCTGCGGCCTGTTCGTACGTAATGTCCTGCAACCGCTCGACGCGCACGTCGGTGATCTCCAGCAGGATGCGGCTGGCCCAGCGCGGCATGTGGATGCTCGGCCTTGCGCGCCAGATTTTGGCTGGCTCGGCAGCGGAGTAGGCGCCGTTGCGGAGGCCGTTCGGGTAATCGTGGTTTGGCTCGTTCGGTGGTGCGCCATCGGCCCGGTAGTGCACTCGCCCAGTGCCAGACCATGAACCAACATCGTCTTCAGGGTACGTCTGGACGTAGCTTCCAGCGTGCCAAAAACTCTCGCGCACCCACAGCCGGTCGCCGATCTGCCCAAAGGGGCAAATTCCATTCGCGGTATGCGCCACGAACTCCGGCACAAATTCTTCCAGCCATTTCAGGGCGGCCCCTTTCACCGGCCGCCGCGTGACCGTCTTCCGGCCATCCAGAATGGCGCGCACCATCGGCGCCGAGAACAGGATCGGCCGTTCCTTGATAGAGGTCATGGCGTCACCTCGCGGCGTGCCCACCAGCAGACCGGGCCGTCGTCGGTGTCGTGGATGGCCAGGCAGAACCAGCCTTCGCCATCCGGGCGGTCCGGCTCCCAGTAGCTGCAATCCGGATCGTGGGATTCGAAGTAGCGGTCGGCAATTGCTGGTTCCGCGAACTCCAGGCTGACCATGCCAACTTGAAGGCCTTGCTCGGCGATCCAGGCCTTGCACTTGTCACCGTCACCCTCGTCGAAGTCGGGCAGATCGGGGTGCTGGAACATCCCGTTTTCATCGCGCACGACCGGGGCCGGCTGAATCAGTTTTATCGTTTCCATGGGCGAGCTCGTCCTTGCCGCTATAGCGGCTGACTTTGAAGGGGGGAGGGGGTGGCCTTTTGCCTCGATAGGCGAGGCAGCCTAATTGGTTGAAACTTGTAATCCTGCCAACGGATGCCCATAGGAAGAGGACATGTCACACAGCCTAGATAGGCCGATCGCTCACGAATATCGCGGGCATGAACTATTCATCAAGTTCGATTGGGACAAGCCCAACGACGAGGTGCCAGTGAGTGCGCATGTCGTCGAAGCCAGCGAAGTGCCGGGATTCGCCAACACAGTCGCGGACTTGCCGGGACCTTGGGAGGATTATCCGAGCGCGTTAGCGGACGCGATGGCCACCGCGGAGCGATGGGTCGATAGTCAGTTACCCTGAGCGATCGGCATTTTGCCAAGGTGGTCTTCGATGAACTGCTGGGTGAAGGGTTGGGCTGCCGTCTTTCTTTCAACGAACCCGTTGCCTTTACACTCACAGCTCACGTCACCGCAGAGAATTCCCTTCTTACAGCCGACCATCAGCGGCCTGATACAGAGATCGCGGAGTGCACGGAACTGACCGAGAGTCAGGCGTAGGTCATTGTGCATGCCAATGTCGCGGGCTGGCTCATGTGCGTTGTCCTCTTCGCCGGCATACAAGTCGGCCACCTTCGCGAATGGCTCGGCTGCGGCGGTCAAGTCATCAATCCGCTGATCCGCTGCGTTCAGGCGCTGCTGCAGGGCGTCACGCTCATCCTGAACGCGCTTGAAGTCCGGCCACATCACCAGCTCATCGTCTTCAGGCGTCCATGCAGGGTTGCACCCGTACAGATAGCCGTCGCTGTTCACCCAATACCGGCTGACTTCGCTCATCCTGCAATCTCCATCGATACCAGATCATGGGCATTCACAACCTTCATGCCGAGCTCGCGGGCAATGTGCACTTCGAGCCGGGCGCCTTTCGAGTTCTCCCACCCGGGTAGAACCGCGACCTGACCGCACAGGCCGAGGCGGGTCAGGTCGTATGCCATGTAGTCGGCCCAGTCCGCACCGTCGACGACGCCATGCTCTGCCGGGTTTTCGACGATGAAGCCACGGGCGCGCAGCTCGGCGGCCATCTTGTTGAATGCGGGGAAGTTGAAGTCTTCGAAGCCAGTCATCGGCCCGGCAAGGTACAGCCGGTTGGCGCGGTCGGCCTGAAGCGTAACCCCTGACGCTGCTGGCGCCGGCGAGAGGTCGTGCCAGGTGTCGACCTCGAACTCTGCTGGGCGAAGGCCAAGGCGCCTGCCATCTGGCAGAACAGCCGTTACCGCGCCGTGGCTGTTGGTCCATACGGGAAAAATTTTACCTTCAGGGCAGATCGGGCCATCACCCTGCAGGAGTGCGGACGCAATTCCCGGCATCGGATCAGCAACGACGGTCGTGAACATCTTCACCGTGCGCGGCACGCGGTCGCCGAACGGATAGCTTTTGCTGCGCTTGTGTAGTGCTGGACAGTCGATAACGTTTTCTGTGGGCATGGGGATACCTCGCAAGATGGTGTAATTTTCCTGATGGGATTACGCTTGGGCGAAATTTGGAGTTACGAATGTTTACCGGAAAAATCCCTAAGGAAATGCCGCGTCGGCTTCTCAACGTGATCTACATCATGTACTTGGAGAAGCACGGACACGGAGTTCGCAACCTCGATAACTTCACGGTTTCGCTTACTGCACACGAGCTTTTCGCAAGGCAGGTTCCTGATCTTTACGAAGAAAGGGGCAATGTAGCGAAGCCATTGCTAGTCGAGAACTTCCAGGAACTAGAAGCCAGGGGGTACTTGAGGAAGGGGCAGCCGCTGAGGTACCACCTCACCGAGAAAGGTTACGACTATGCCTCAAAGAACAGATGGCAAAACTTTGTCGATTATTGGAATTCAAACCCAGGTTTGAACACTCTCGTTGCTATCATCAGTGCCGCGATCGCGACATTGAGTTTGGTGGTCGCTGCGATTGCGCTGGCGAATAGTTCCGCGCCAACTCTCTACCCGGTTCCCACTTTCCTCTATAAAACTGCGGCCAAGGAACCCGCGCATGACCCTGACCTATTCGCGAATCGGTAGGATGAATCCTCGCCGGCTGGCGTGATTCGTAGATGTGGGGTATTTGTGTTCTGCCCGGCTGAGCCGGATAAATAAAAACTGAGAGGCTTGATATGGGAAAGGCAAGCGCAAGGAAGAAAAACCGAAAGCTTTTAAATAATAAAGTTGTTGTCAACTCTTCTGTACCAACAACCAAAGTTGTTGGCGTCAACTCTTCTGCACAAACAACCAAAGTCTTCGAAATAGACGTCCTCGAAAAGCTGTATCGGTTTTTTGAAACAGAGGAATACGCCGAGCAATTTCTAAAGGGCGAAATCTACATAACCACTTTAGAGAAGTGTCAGAATCTGAAAAATCCAAGCCAGGGTGACGTAGGCGAGGGGACCATGAGCTATTCGATGACTAGCGCCGGTTTTGACTCGAACGATCCGGAGCACTTAGCTCGTGCTAGGCTCGCTGGCATACGAATGAGTCCTGGTGTTCAGGGTATGGAATTCAGTTCCACCAGAAGTCAAAGTAGCAAGAACTGCTACATCCTCTGCATGACAAAAGAGTTTTCGCCGGAGGTATTCGCTGATGACTTCGGTCGGCAGTGCGTGGAAATAAGCAATCCCGCATTGTTCTTTGAGCTGGTCAGCGCCGCTCTCGATAGAGAGAAAACATTCAAGACGGGCGGTGCGGCAAGTATTCTTTACGTCGACCGGGATTACAAACAAGATAAAGTGCCTGTTCAATATCCTATCGGGTTAGTGAAACCACCTGATCTGTATGCCAGCCAGAAAGAATTCAGATTTTTTTGGACCGTTGATAAGCCTGAGGGTATTCAGCCTTTCTTGCTGCGTGTACCAGAAGCTGCAAACCTCATGAAGAGAGTTTGGATATCTAACCCTGAAAATCCTTCGCCCCCCAACGAAGTTGGTGGCGCAGCCTAGTCTGCCTTCAGTTTCCACGGTTTATCATGTCGGAACCGATATTTCGTCTTCAGGCTCTGGCGGATCATCTGCGATCGACTTCATGCCGGCGGCCTGAATAATGCGCGACACCTTTTCAGTAACAACAAAAGGTGTCGTGACACACCTGAGCATCTGGGCTTGGGTTTTGAAGTCGGCCGCGATCAGGTTCATCAGCAGCAGTTGGTAAACCTCCTGCTGGTTATTGATGCCATGCGCCGCCATCACCCGCTTGAGGTCTGGCTTGAACACACCCGCGACCTCAACCGTAAACTTCTCTACGCCCAATGCAGCGTCCTTTGCTGCAGCCTTCTCGCGCTTCCTGCGCTGCTTCTTGGCTTCCTCCGTCAGTTCCTTTTCCTCGGCCATGGCCTACCTCTTCAATTGCGCTGGCCGGCAAGTCCAGCCAGGTCTGTCGTTTGCGTTGTTGGATTCGAGCTATGCGGCGCATGAAGTACGGCCGCGCCGCGCTTTCGGATAGTCGATGCCGTGATCGGCGATGATTCGCTCGAACGTCTTATTTGCGATACCGAGACGGCCGCACGCCTGCCTTCGTGTGATTCCCAGCTCAAGGAAGGCGCGAATCCGTTCGGCGAACTTTGCGTCGCGGGCCTCCAGATCCTGTTCGCGATCTTTGCCGGTTAAGCGGCCGCGTGCTGCGCCCTTGAACGTCAGGTTGTGGGCCTGAGCGATGTTGTAAAGAGTGCGGCGGCTGATGCCCAAAGCCTCAACAACTTCTGCCTGCGTGTGCGTCGGTGCCATTTCGCGAATTCGTTCGAGCTGCTTCACGCGCTCCTGGTGGCGAATGTCCTGAGCAGACGGCGGCTGAGGAGGGGCGGGCGGACGACGCCGGACAAATGGCTTTGGTGCCGGCGGCATCTGGTTGCTGTAGCTGATCGGCTTGGGCTTGTAACCCATGGGCTCGGCTTCTTTAATTTTTCCGCCTGCGGCCAAGTACTCATTGACCTGCGCCGACAGCTCGTTGGATTTTGGCCGAAGGGCTTCGACCATGCTGAGGTGATTGCTGATCATGCTGCTTTACTCCGTAGCTTCGCCTCGTAGCCGTCCACCAGCAGCTTGAATTGCCAGAGGTCTTCTTCGAGATGTTCGATGTAGTCGTCGTCACGCTTGAATTCCTGCCACCAGAGCTGGCGGCCGACGACCTCGAGCGCAGGGCAGTACATGCCGACGTGCCAGAACTTGCGGCCAGTGATCCACATGCAGCCTTGAACCTGGTCCATGATGCCGCTGGCGTCGTTGTCGATATGGAAAGCGCGAAGCTTGTCCGGTGCGACGAAGCACTTGTATTCACTGCCGCCGTCTTCGCCGATCAGGCCGTCGGCGCTGGCACCAAATGCGCCGTCATCAGTGGTGACGAAGCCGGCGCGCTGAACCATCAGCCCGGTCTTTAGTTCGTGCTCCATCCGTGCCATGGGCTCAAGCTCATGACCGCGCTTCATCTGCCAAGTCTCATACCCGTTGTCCAAAGGCGTGCCACTGATTCGCTCGACTGCTAGGCCAAACGCGTAGTTCATTGCCGCCTCTGACGGCTGACCAACTGGCTTGCCCGCAAGCGCCAACCGAACCGACTCGGCTTTCGGCAGAGCCTTGTAACCGGCCTCAGTCATCGCTTCCTTCTCTGTCATGCCGGCCTGTACAGCGGCAACGAACATCTGCTGCTTTTCGTCCAGGCCGCCGACCTTCGTCCGGGCGACGCCGAACATGCTGGCGGTGATGCAACCGGCACGTGCCTGATGCCACTCTGGACTGCCTTGTTCGCATTCGATGAGGATCATGCTGCTGCTCCCTTCGCCAGAGCCTGTTCAAGCTCTGTCTTGCGGTCGTTAACGACTGCCTTGAATTGCTCGTAGGCGACCATGTCCTTTGATTGCTTGATGGCCTCAAGCCCGGACACCCACACCGCCTGCAAGGCTTCGACCGTGCCCGCTGCCTTGGCTTGAGATGACCAGCCCTGAGCCAGAGCAGGATCCGTGGCCGGCTGATCGGAAACAGAGGCCAGCTTCAGCCCCTCGTCCGACTCGGTATTCAGATAGTGGATCGCCTTCTCGAGGCGGTCAGTCTTCGGCCAATATTTGTAGGCCTGCTTTACGCACGTTTTCTTCGTCATTTCGCCCGGATCGGTTACCCAAGGGCAAAGCTTCGAGTTGTCTTTGATGTAGGCCTTCCACGCCTCGGAGCGATCACGAATGGCGATAACCTCATTCATGCTCATCGGGTGGGTGAGGTAGTCGCCATCTGCGGTCTTGATGACCACATAGACGCCAATGACGTTGCCGCGATCAGTCGAGAAGGGTTTCGATTTGTGGGTTGGCGGCTGATCAACCCCGTTCAGCTCGAAGACATCGCTCTCGTAGACCAACTTTGCCTGCCCCCAACGCACCGAGCCGGTGGACATGGCCAAGTCCATCAAGCCCATGTAGGAAATGTCGAGGCAGATCTTTCCTTTTCGCGGAACGAAGTAGGCTTGTTTTTTGGCCGGGTTCAGGCTCAGTCCGATCGACGCGATATTGGTCACGGCATCAATGACGGCTTGGCGATTTTGCAGCGCTACCTTCAGCGTGTAGCTGTTGGCTTCAAGGATCTGGATGGCGAAGTTCGCCTCCCGATCAAAGTTCAAGCTTGGCTCGGCCTGCACGGCCAAGAAGGCATCGCGGCACGCGTAAATGTCGCCCGTGACGAGCGCCAGATCATTGGACATGACTGTTCTCCGCGCCACCGGAGAGGGGCGCTGTGAAATTGATTACTGGGTAGCTTTCGCGATGGTTTGCTCAAAGCGTGCGGCAAGGCCAGCGTTAACCTTGGCTTTTTCAAGGCTTTCGGTGGTGCCCTTGGCGCGGTGTAGGGCTTCGTAGCGCCGAAGGGTTTCAGCGGCGGTTACCAGGTCTGACAGGAGGTCAGGCGATGCCGCGATCAGCTTGGCGTCTGCGGCCTCATACACGAAGTCAACGACTTGCTCCTGATCTTCGTTGTAATCGATTGCCCAGCCGCGCTGGCCTGGCCAACCTTGACCACCAGTTTTGCGAGCGATCCAAGGACCAGGAGTGTGCTTTTGATCGATCATGACAGTTCCTTGCCGCGACGTGCGCAGCGCTTGAAGTTGAAAGTCAGGAGGTGATGCGGTCGGCGAGGGCGCTGAGCAGCATCAGGAAGGTGTAGATCGCGAGGACTCGAAACGCTCCGCGCCGGATCAGCACGCGGCGTGCCCGCTGAAGACTGGTCATCGGAACACGTTGTAGGTGGTGGAGCGCGGTACCTGGCAGACACCGGACGAATCGCGAGCCGCGCTGTAGGCAGCCAGAACCACAACTAGGCCAGCGGCAAGGCACCAGAACATGATCTTCATGGCCGAGCCCTCACAGCGATGCGTCCGCCTTTCATGGTCACCGACAGGCGCTGCGGGAGGCTGTCGACCAGATCCTCGCGCTTACGGCCGATGACTTCGTTGAAGGGCAGGCCGAAGCCGAGGATCGCAATGCGCCGCTCGATGTCGTCGAGCTGCTCATCGACCAGCGTTTTCACCGGAGGGGTTGTCATGCCGAAACTCCTTTCAGGTAACCGTTTCGCTCGACGAACTTGGCGTCCAGCGCATCGCGATAACGATTGGCAGTGCGGGTGTCGATGATCTCGGCGAACTCCGCCATTTCGATCATGCCCATGACGAAGGTGCGATCCGGCACCGGAGTGCAGGACTTGCGCATCTTCGCAATTTCAAGGCCCAGCCGGGCCAGTGCCACCTGATTGCTCATAGCGCGTTGTCCTCGGCTTGGGCGATCAGCGCATCATCGACAAGGGGTAGAAGTAGGGCCTCTGCGATTTCGCCAAGCTTGCCCAGTGGGTGATCGCTTCGCCCCAGAAGTTCGGCTACTGCTGTCTTGTCTGGCTTGTCATCAGTCGTGACCAGCAGCCAACCCAGCGCAGGGGTGTTGACCTCGCAACCCGCCAGCCGACCATTCACATGCTCGTCGACCGCGAGGGCGAACTGGGCCACGGTGACGCCCTGTGCTGGTCGCAACCGGCGCTGGAACTTCACATCCGTCCGGAACCTGACCAGTTGTTCGGTGGCTTCGTACAGCCACTCAGCCCGAGCCACTTCCTGCGCGCTCTCGCTCACCATCGGAGGCAACTGCGCGTCGTGCATGGCCTGACAAATCTTCAGTGCTGCGTTCATGGTTGCCTCCAGCTTGGCGTTATTCGTTGGGCGGTCGGGAGTAAATCGGCCGGCATGTACCGTCGCAATATTGGGTCAGGATGCAGCGGCATTCGTCGTAGCCAAGAAGCTGAGGTTTGAACGCTGCAGGCTCTGGTGATGATTCACGGATCGGCGGAGGCGGGAGTGGCTGCCAGTGCGTCGGTGGATTCTCATCAGTGAATCCGCCATCCCACGACATCCAGAATGGTTCGATTTCTTCGTACTCTGGGCAGCGGCAGGCCCCGCCACAGTCGCCGGCATCCCGAAGCAGTTCGTCGCCAACCGTGTAATGCCCAAGGGTCACACGAGGAGGGACCGGAACGCCGTCGAATGTCTGTCCGATGGACGCCAGAAGAATCTCTGTGCCATCCATGGGCGCCGTCGCAATGTCTTGCCAATCGCTCATGGCGACCTCCAGTGTTTGGGGTTAGGCGTTGGTGCTAGTGATCAGCGCTTTCGTTTCTAGAAGAAGCTGAGCCTTTTCGTTCTCGTAGCGATCCGGGTGCCACTGACTTTCAAGTGCAATCCAGCGCATCGCTATGCTCAATAGCTCTGGCGCGGCGGCGATCAAGTTGGCGTCATGCGGAGACAGGCACACAGAAGCGCAGTCAATGGCCGAGGTGTCTTTCTGGAAGATAGGCATCGGCAAACCGGCGCCAGAGCGGATTTCGAAACGCTGAACGGCGAAGTTGCTGCCGGAGAGGTGCTTTGCAACCCACGGCCCGGGCGTATGTTTGGTTTCCATGACTGGCTCCAGTGACTGGTTGATCCAACAAAACTCGCAATGCACTCATCCGCTCCGCTGGTTGCCGTTGGGCGCGGAGGGGAGTGCATTCGGGTGATGTCGGGAAGGGTGGGGCAGATGGCCGGAGCTGAACCCGGCATGACTATTAGCGGCCTTAGTGACACCGGAGTTTCACCGGGGCGAAGGTTTCAGCCGCTTATTCTTGGACTCGCCGTGGCCATCTGGGCGCTTACTCACTCTACCGGCCACGATTCCCGCGATCCCTCAGGTCTTACACTTGCCCGTCAGCCCGGGCATTCATCTGCGTGTTGCGGTGATGCAGGTGGGCGGTTATAGGCCGCAGTTTCGTCCGCATCGGGGTGCGATCTGGCAGGTGCCAATCCCTGCATCGACCCGAGTTCATTCCTCCGGATCTCGCTGGATAGAAGCTGTGCTGCTTGGCGGCAGGATTCAGATCACACCCCAATGCGCTCTCATAGAGAGGATCGGGCAGTTAACGACAGGCTGTCGTGGCGCTGGTTGTTCAGTCGTAGATGCCGTAGCTGAAATCATCCTCATCGCAGTCGACGATGATTTTGGATTTACCGAAGTAAAGTGCGGCAATCATCTTTTCGAATGGAGAGCGGAATTTCAGGGTTTGGCTGACCTTCTCGTTTTCGATCTTGGCGGCGTACACCGATCCGACTTCATGACCCTTTTCGTTTCGGTCTTTACCGTGGCGGTCGAAGCTGATGTGAATCGCGTTGTCGAGCATGTATTCGCTGCGCTCGGAGCTTCGGGAGTAGGTCGAAAGCCCATGATCCTTTGGCTTCTTGTCGAAGTAGATGTGCAGGCCACCGTAGTCGGATGGCTGGAAACGGATGTCCGGGGCTTCCCAATGCTCCTCCGCCGCCGACTCTTTGTGGTCTTCGACGAAAGCTTCCAGCAGATCTTGCAAACTGATTACCTCAGGCAACGCATCCTTGTTCAGCACTTCATCGATCTGCTTCTGCGCCAGGCGCACCATGTCAGCTTCGACGCCGCTGTTTTCCCACTTCTCTTTCAATGCAGCCGCAACCATCGCGTTGTAGCGAGTCAGCTCAAAGATCTCGGTCAAGTTAGCTGGCAGTGCGGCCTTGATTGCCTCCTCGACCTGCTTGCCCATGTCGCCGTAACGACCGAAGCAGTTATCGATCACGCTGGTGAACATCTTCTTGACGTGCTCGTCGATGATTTCGACTGGCTTGTCGCTGTTTGCAAAAGCATTGACGCGCTCGGCGAGCAGCGCTTGAAGGGTTTGTTCGCTCATTTGATGCTCCGTGCTTGATCGGTTGTTTTCCCAATGCACCCGTCACCAGGTGCATCAGTGAAAAATTCCGTGTTTCTCCCCACCCGCTTACCAGGTCATTCACTCAGTTCGGTCAACACCTCGTCCGCCGTCGCAGTGGGCTGCGCGTTGGCAGGCTTTCGGGCCTGTCGGATCGCCGGTCGCCGGTAGAGGCAAGTGCGGTTTTGTTCATCGGTTTACTGACCTCCCACCGATGGAGCCGGGAGTGACCTAACCGGACTGGCCGGGTAGTCGTTCATGGCGCTGGCTGTTAAAGAGCGGCGGGTCTGTTGAGGCCCTGTCCAAGTGCAAGTGGACTTGCATTTATAAAAGCATGCTGGTGTTTTGAATGCAAGCAAACTTGTGTTTATTTTTAATACTGTATGCACATCCAGTAGTCAGGAGTTGGGTATGAGTAGCCAAGAAAAGAGCCGGTCGCAGAAGGATCGCCAAGTGATAACCGGCCTGGAGCGGCTATCGCTCAGGGTGTCGTCGATGATCAACCACCCAGTTGCTCAGATTCAGCGATGGGTGACGATCCATCGCTTGGACACCGATGGGGGCAGGGAGTGGGAGGAGGTGATGGGACTGCTTTCGGAGACGGAATGCATAGACATGACATTCAATGACGACGAGTCGGTAACGCTCAGGTGGGATCCTCAAGGCGAGGAGCAGCGAGTCGCCGAGGTGGAAAATTTGTTTGAAGTGGCGATGGAGCAGACGGCTCCTTTTTGATAGACGAAAAAAAGCCCGCTATCGAAGCGGGCTTTTTGATTGATTTTAAAAACTAGAGGCAGACGGTATCTGTACGACTTCAGAGAGAACTTCGAAACCGTCAACAGACCGAGGCACCTTTGCCTTCAAGTGCTTGAAATTTGGCGAAATACAAACCTTGATTGCGATGGGGTGCCCGGGACGGAAAAACGTCCCTATCGAAACTGCACGATCAGATGGGCCGTCCAGAGCTTCGAGTAGATGCTCCGTGGCTACCATTAGATCCGCTGAATCGCTAAACATTATGTCCTCCTACGAGGGTTGCGCCTAAGGCTTGGAGAATAGGCCTAATCGGTAAAATGAGCGACTTTGCTCCTCCTGGTGCAGATGAGTCGTTGCCGCCAGCGAAGACTAGACCAACCGCAGCAATAGCGCGTCCATGATCATCAACCTGCACGACAAGCGATCCAGAATCGCCCGATAGAGAAAATTCTGCGCCATTTCCATGGATGGTAAAAACATTGCCGAACCATATCGTTCCGCTAAACCCATAGGCTTGGGCGGCGTAACTTATACCATAGGGTCTAAGACTCCTACTCACTATCAGACCTTTGGTATGCCCAGTGGTTCTCCCCACTTTCTCGACCTTCATCCCCTCGACTGGATCCGCAATCGCCAGAGGAGTATCAAAGGCGGCACCTTGCATTGAGGATACGTCTGCAAGGTTTCGAATGACAAAGAGTGCGGCGTCAGTGTTGGCGGCGATGTCGACATTACCGACAGAGCCAACGTGCATTTCAAGGGCGGTCGAGTGGAATCCAAGCGTAAAAGGTGGGATACCAGCAGGACTCACGTCGACAACTCCAGGCGCGAGTATTGGCGTTCCCGGTTGAACGTGGCTGCACAACGCGCTCACATGATTGTTTGTTAGGCCATAGACATTTCCATCAGCCAGCCTAACGAGCGCGCCCAGTGTGCCAGCTGAAGCATCGTTGCCTGGCGATATTGAGGAGCCGCATGCATAGTGCTGGAGACCGCCGGCAGTCTGATGAATTGAGAAGGTTGCGCCTTGGCTCTTCAACAGTTCCTTTCCGACTGTTTCTATGACGCCTTGCGGGTAGGCTAATCCTTTTCTAAAAATCCCTTGAGGTAAGGATTTCAGGTCTTTTTGACTGATTTTTCTGACCGTATAAATAAAAACCGTGTTGGTCGTCTCGTTATAAGAGATTGAGTCTATGCCCTTGTGTCGCAAGATCTGTTCTGCGTCACCGGAAAATGGAATCGGCGCTACCGCTGCTAAATATGCGTCGTCCACATCCGGGGGTAACTGTGGCAGCAATCCTCTGGAAATGGCCCACTTGGCTATACCACTAGCTACTTGATAGGTGCTAGGTACCGGCGTCGCCGGCAATGGTGGAGGAGGTGGTGCTGGCACAAGCACTGGCGGAACAGGCGGCAAGTTGGTTGTCATAATTTACCCTGAACTATTTAAATATTCAGAGGCGATTATGAGGAGGCCTCCTGCCCCTAACTGCATCAATAAAACAACGTCTTTACAGCGGGAAGCTACACAAGATTAGCATTCCACACGAGTAGCACCCGAGCTTGGATGAACGTTTCATCTGCTCGAATCGTTTGCGGTGGGTGACGATCATTGTCGGAAATCATCTTGATCTGATCATCGCCAACCCACTGGAGACGCTTGATGTAGAGATGGCCTTCCCAAGAAAACATGTAGATCCCATCCCCCACGAACTCCCGGATGCTGATATCGACGAGCAGCGGGTCGCGATGCTTGATCGTTGGCGCCATCGACTGACCCCAACCGGTCACCATCTTCAGGTGGAAATGCTCTTTGAACTCGACGCCCATCTCCCGCAGATGCTGAGGGCTTACCCGAACATCCTGCAGCATCTCTGGATAGTCATGCGGGATCTGGCCGCCCCCCATCGCTGCACGGACGTCATAGTGCGCGATCCACACCTCATCCCCCACGGCGCCAGGTCTGTAGTAATCAACGTCGGTAGCATCCCCCAGTACGACGTGCTGAGCGGCGTCTTTTACCGCGTCTGCAATTTTCGTCCGCGCCTCATCACTGAGGTTCTTCCCATACTTGGTCAGCATGGCGCTTACCAGGTCAGCGGTTGATTTCACCTCAGCAGCTTCAGGGGGCTGGGCGCCATTCTTGCGTCGAGGCGGCTCACCTTTTCCCGACAAAAGCCAGTCGACAGTCGTGTCGTAGCCGTCGGCAAGCGCAATCAGGTTCTCGTTCTTGATGTTCTCGGTATCGCCGGCGAACCACTGCCGCACAGCCTCATAACTAATGCCGCAGGTGGTCGCGATGTCTCGCTTCACACTCCGCACGCCAATGTCCGGCTTTCGGGCAAGAACAAGTTTTGTGATTCGTTCAGTCGTTTTCATGGCTGCAATCTACAAGAGTGCTTGTCAAGCATGCTTGTTTTGAATACACAAGCATGCTTGAATATAAGGAAGAGCAAAGGAGGTCGGTATGACCAAGTCGCAAGCAATCAAGCATTTCGGCTCCATCTCCGCCCTGGCCAAGGCCCTCAGCGTTACCTATGAGGCAGTCCGCCAGTGGGAGGTGGTGCCCGAGCTGCGCCAGTACCAGATCGAGCGAATCACCAAGGGCGCCTTGAAAGCCAGCCAGCAAGACGCTGCTGCGTAGTCATACCGCCGGTTCGACAGACGTTTTTCCATTTCTGAAGCCAGGAGCATCGAAGCATGTACATGGACCCCAATCAAAAGCGCGCCATCCCGGTGAAGGTTCGATTCGAACCAGTGCTTGATCGGATTCTGCGTAAGGCCGCGACCAAAACCCGTATGCAGCACGCCACCTACCTCTACGAAATCATCGAGTGGGCAGTGGCCAATGGCGTGATCGAGGAACTCATGCAGGACAAACAAGAAGATATCGCGGGCTGAAGCCCCTTTGGAGGGCCAAATGACCGTAGAGCTTGAAAGGCTTCCTCCACCGACTCGAAAGCGAGTGGAGGAATTGATGCGCGTAAACGGCTGGAGCTTCAGCCGTGCGATCAACGAAGTAATGGAAACCGCCATCGCGAGCGGGGCGCTTTCTGAGGTTGGGAGGAAGAAGGCAACAGTCCTTCATCTGGTGACCCCAATGAGGGCCTCAGGCAGGGACTCTTCGGGGTAATCCAGAGGGCCTCTGCCAAATTCGGGACGAAAAAAAGCCGGGGTAGTGACCCGGCTCTCTTAAAACACGCTGTGGGAAGGATTATATGCAAACCACGCCACTTATCAATACCCCCAACAATGTCGCGACACGTTTTTCTAATTCTGAAAACGTGTCGCGTACTTCTATGTCGTCGCAAGAGATTGCGGAACTGGTCGGTTCGCGTCACGACAAGGTCAAGCAATCCATCGAGCGACTGGCCGAGCGCGGCACCATCCAACTTCCCCCATTGGGGGAAGTTAGAAACCACCTCGGGCAGAGCGTCAATGTGTATCAGGTGTGCAAGCGCGACAGTTTCGTCGTTGTTGCTCAGCTCAGCCCTGAGTTCACCGCCGCGCTGGTGGATCGCTGGCAGGAGCTGGAAGGGCAGATCGCCCAACCCCGCGAACTCTCCCGCATGGACCTCATTCAGCTCGCTTTCGAGGCTGAGCAGCTGCGCCTGCAGTTGTCCATTCAGGTCGAAGCCCAAGCCTCGAAAATCCACTCCATGGAGAACCTGTTCAAGGAAGGGATGACCCATACCCAATTCTGCAAGGGCCTCAATGGGGTCAACGTCATGCAGGTTGGCAAATACCTTGAGGGCCGCAACTGGCTCTACAACGAGAGCAAATCCGGCCTGCGCTTCCGTGTGGCGTCCTACGCCCGCGACAAGTACATGACCGAGCATCAGCACGAAGTCACTCCCCACGGCAAAGAGCCGTTCGTTTCCTTCACGCCAGTTCTGCTCAAGAAAGGCGCCGTGCGCCTGTACGACCTGTACCTGGCTGGCGAGCTGCCTATGAAGAAGACCTGGGACGGCCTGTTCACCCATGACAAAGCACTGAGGGCCGCGTAATGGCCGGGGACTGGATCAAATTCGAACTCGCAACCATGGACAAGCCCGAGGTTTGCCAGATCGCCGACCTCGCTGACATTGATCAGGATGCCGTGGTCGGCAAGTTGATGCGCGTGTGGGCATGGTTCGATCAGCAAACCGAAAAAGGTAACGCTCCAAGCGTTAGCAAAAAGTTACTCGATCGTTCTGTTGGCGTTAACGGTTTCTGTGACCACATGAAAGCCGTGGGTTGGATGGCTGAATCTGACGGCGTAATCAGCCTTCCTCATTTTGAGCGTCACAACGGGAAGACCGGGAAAAACAGGGCGTTGACTGCAAAAAGGGTCTCGAACCACAAAACCAAAGGTAACGCTGCCAGCGTTAGTTCTGCGTTACCTAAAGAAGAGAAGAGAAGAGAAGATCAACACAACACTTCGTCAGCGGACTCGCCGACTGCTGCCGACCCAAAGTCACCAACCGAGATGACCCTCGACTGGGTGCCTGATCAGAAGCTTCTGAAGTCCTACGCGCTGCGCATGGCGCTTCCGGTCACTGAGTTCACCAATGAGGCGACTGCCGCGTTCGTCTGCCACTACTCTGCATCCGGCCGAGTCGAGACACAGGCGTCTTGGGTGAGCCTGCTGGTGAAGTGGGTGAAGCGCGATAACGCGACGGCCAGCAATGTCCGCCAGTTCCCTTCGCGTCGACAGTCCGCAGAGCCTGACTTCGACAGCAATGCCTGGGCCGAAGGGCTTGTGGTGAGCCCATGAAGCCAGCCAACCAACTGATGGCGACCATGGGTAACCTTCCGCCAGCTTTTCACGCTCAACCGCTTCAGGTGACTCCGCAGACCGCAGAAGTGGTGAACGACCTGTTCCGTCGCCTCCGTGGGATCTTCCCCGCGTGGCGCCAAGCGTGGCCGTCCACCGAAGCGCTGGACTCTGCCAAGGCCGAATGGATCAAGGAGTTCGCTGAAGCCGGCATTCGCACCCTGTTGCAGATTGAGTTCGGTATCCAGAAGTGCCGCAAGCTCAAGAAGCCTTTCGCGCCGAGCGTTGGTGAGTTCATCGCCATGTGCGTGCCTAGCCCTGAAGATTTCGGCATGCCTGCACCCGCCGATGCCTGGCTTGAAGCTCTGATGGGCACCTACAGCCATGAGGCCGTGAAGCTCGCAGCGGAAGCAACGGGCCTATTCGACCTGCGTGCAGCAAGGCAGGAAGACAAGGGGCTTCGCGCACGCTTCGACCGCAACTACGAGGTGATTCTGCGCCGCGCTCAGGCCAACCAACCGCTGGACGGCAAGATCGCCGTGGGCATTGGCCACGACAGCCAGAAGAGCGAATTGGAACGGGCCGAGGAATTCGCCAGCCAGCGCCAAGCACGACTGCTGGCTACTCAGGAAGTCCCAACCACCGGCGCCGCGGCGCGGGCTCAGCTGCTGGCCAAGTTCGGCAGGAAGAACACGGAGCAACGGACATGACCATCGACAAACAAATACTCCAGAAGCTGCTGTGGGCCGAAGCCGCGTCATTCCGAGCCGACTGCGCAGACTGGAAGCGCAACACTGAGGAGCTGCAGGAATTCCTCGGGGAGAAGACCGTGGAGGAGGTGGCGCTTGAGCTGCTGGCCGAGAACGAGCGACTGACACAGCAACTCGGCGAGTTGATCAACGGATTGCCGAACAAGGTGGCCACCCATGGCTGACAAAATATCCGTGAACTGTCAGGCGAAACTCTCCGAGGCCATCACGAAGCTTAGCGCCATGTACCGCGACAAGAAGTTCGTCGTCGTATCGCTACGCCCGGGAAAGGACCGCACGCTCGACCAAAACCGGCTGTGGTTCGCGATGTACAAGCGCATCGCAGAGATGACCCAGATCGGCGACGAGGCCGACGCTCGCCGGTACTGCAAGTTGCACGTCGGCGTGCAGATCCTGCTGAACGAGGACGCCGGTTTTCAGGCTGAGTGGTACCGCGTCATGCGCCACCTCCCGTACGAGACGAAGCTGGCCATGATGGGCGGCTGCAAACTCTTCGGCCCGGACGGGTTCCCGGTGACCAGCCTGTTCAATCGCGCTCAGGGCGTGGCGTACACCGACCGCATCGTCGCGCGGTTCGCACAGCAGGGCGTGTACTTCGATGATCTGCTGAGCCAGGAGGCTGCATGACGATTGAAAGGAAGCAGCCGCGCCCGAAAAAGTGCTCAGTCAAAACCTGCAGGGCCTCATTCGTCCCGAAGGTGAGCTTTCAGTCTTGGTGCTCGCCGGACTGCGCCGTTGTCATCGCGCGGGACAAGCGGGAGAAGAAGCGCAAGTCGCTGGCGAGCATCGAGCGCCGAGAGATCAAGGTACGCAAGGAGAAGCTGAAGTCACGCGGCGACCACATGCGTGAGGCTCAGCAAGCATTCAACGCATACATCCGTGCGCGTGACCAGGCCGCCGGCCATCTGTGCATCTCCAGCGGAAAGCCGTTGGACTGGAGCGGTAACGCTGTAGACGCAGGACATTACCGAAGCGTCGGTTCCGCCCCGCACTTGCGATTCGATGAGTGCAATTGCCATGCACAGAGCAAGCAGGACAACCGATTCCTATCGGGTAACGCCGTGGATTATCGGATAGGCCTGATCGCGCGCATCGGGCAAGAAGCGGTCGACGCATTGGAATCTGACCAGAGCGTGCGCAAGTACACCACCGACGATCTGAAGGCCATCAAGGCCGAATACCGGGCCAAGACCCGAGAACTGAAAAAGGGGCAGGCAGCATGAATTACCACAACGTTATTTCAGCAGTAGTCCGGGCCTTGGCCGCCGAAACGATCAACAGTTCCGGCGGATGCAACGTCGAGCCCCGGGTCCAGGCCAGCAAGCTCAAGGGCGAGATATCCGGAAAGGATGCCGCGCTGTTGGCTGACTGCATCGTGCACAAGCTCCTGCACGCCCAGCTTTCCCCAAGGCACTGGAACGCCTTGGTGGCGAAGTACAGCACGCACCGTGGCCGCAAAATCGATTCCATCGGCCGGCTGGTCGCCGTGGTGAAGACCCCAGCACCGCAGCGCTTCACGCAACAGTCCGTCTTGGTCTGGGCGGTGCCGCAGCAGGTGAAGGGCATTCAGCGAGCGGTTACCCAGATCAAGGCGCCGAAGCACCGGGAGAACAAGGAGGAGGGGCAGTGGGATTGGCGCAACGCGGCAGCAGACGCTGATGTTGCCCGGGCCAACAAGCATGCGCGCGCGGTAGCAGAGGACAAGCCCGGCGAGATGATCGTCCTGGCCGATTCGAACTACGACATGACGAATTGGGATTCCCAAGGACTTACAGAGCGCACTTACCAGCGCTGGAACAAGGCCATCAAGGACGGCTTGGAGTCACTTGTGAACGAGGCTCTGGTCGAGGCGCAACACATGCTTGAAGCAGTCGGAGTGCTGGAAAGCGAGGCGGCTTGAAATAGTCCCTCAAAAGGGCTTGCAATGTCATGTCGCCATGTCGCATTATTCACCCATCCTGTCATTCCTGCGCGTATCGAGGAGTGACAAACGAAACCCGGCCACCGCGCCGGGTTTTTTATTGCCTAAAAATCACCGCAGCCAGAGCGGCCTTCGGGAGGTCTGGACACTGATAAGCCGGCAAGTACAGTGCTACGGATAAACACCGGCAGCCCGCGCGCCCTGACCTCACAATGCTGCAGGGTGGCGCGAGACTGGATCAGCGAGATCGATGCAAAGGGGCGTCGACGTTGAGAAGGCCTTTGGCCGACAGCTCGGAAAGACGAGCGCACCTATTCAGGGCCTCTGCATTCGCAGGGGCTTTTTCGCTTGAGGAGCAGGGAAATGTCCGAGGCAGAGAAGCAGGCGGTTCAGTGTGTAGTTGACGCAGTGGTCGGCGGCGATCTCGGTCGACTGAAGTCGTGTCTGGCTCGGCTTTCCGAGTTACCTGGCTACGAGTTCTCCACGGTTACTGGGCAGCTGATGAACACCGACCAGCATGAAAAGTTTTCGCTGTTCGTGATCAGCTACGAAAGCCCGTTCTACTACCGTGACGGCCATGTGTTCGGAGCTGTGTACACGCCATCCGAGTTCATGTGCAAAAAAGCCAACCCATCTGGCGCAGGCCTTCCGTTCGAACAGGTTCGCGACGCAGTCCTGAAGGCTCGCGGCGAACACGACGAGAAGGTGCTGAAGAAAGCGCTTGGCCTGAAGGCTGCTCTCGAAGAGATGGAAGACTTGCTGAAGCGCCACTCGTTCGCGGATTCGAAGCTGACCAGCCTGGCGCATGTTGAGTTGCACAAAGGGCAGGCGCTGCTCTTGGCTGCGCTCAACCCAGTAAACGCTCACTAATTTCGGCCCCCACGATCGGGGGCCTTTCGTTTTCGGCTCCCCACACCTATTGCCCCGAGCTGGGAGTGCAGCGGACGCCGGATTTATCAATCTCCCCAAGGGGGAGGCAACCCGGATGCCAAACATGCCTGACAAGCCAGACACATGGGCCAAGATCTGGCTGGCGTTGAGCAATCCGCTCTGGCAGGGCGTGATCATGTCCATCACCGTATCGTTGCTTCGAGTCATGTACGACGCGAAGGAAACCAGTAAGCGCCGGATTGTGTTCGAGGCGCTGATCTGCGGATCGCTGAGCTTGGTCGCGTCCAGCATTATCGAGTGGATGGCCTGGCCTTCCAGTTTGTCGGTCGCTGCCGGTGGCACGATCGGCTTTCTTGGCGTGACAGCCATACGCGAACTGGTGACCCGATTCCTTGGTCGCAAGGCGGATGCCGCATGAAGGCCTTCGCTGCTGCAATCATCATTGCCCTGGTCGGCCTGCTCCTCATTGGAATCCAGCAGTCGCGCGTCATCGCCCTTCGCGGGGAGGTGGCATTCGAAGCCAGCGAGAAGAAGAAGGCGGTGGACGCCAACCTCGAAAGCCAAGCCACGATCACCACGCTGCGCGCCGAAGCCCAGCGCAACGCCGATTACCAGAAAGACCTGAACAAGCGGTTACAGGCCAGTCAGGCCAAAGCCAAAAAGGCGGAGAAGAACTTTGAAGAACTCAAGCGCAACAGCAAGCCTGTTCGTGATTGGGCTGCTCAGCCTCTGCCTGACGGCCTGCGCGGGAAAGCCGTCAGTGGTAACAAAGACAGCGGCAGTAAGAGTCGAGCCCCCTGAGCTGGTGCCTTGTGAGCGAGTAGCTGATGAGGACCTCGCCGACAACGGCCAGCTGTGGGAATTGAAGAATCAAGCCATCAACCTGCTCGACACCTGCGCAGACCAGGTGGACGCGCAGATCAAGCGCAGTCAGAGCAAGTAGGAGGGTTTATGGCAGAGCATCAGACGCCCGTTGAATGGTTCCGCGTCGACTACGTTTGCGATTTGTGCGGGGAAGGATTCATGCGGCCGACTGGCGTCATGCTGATGTCCAGTCCGCCCCAGTACCCGCATCGCTGCAATAAGTGCGATTGCGCAAAGACTTTTCGAGTGCAATACCCACACGTTGAGCATCGGCCAACTGCGGCTTCCGACTGAGTGTCGCGACACGTTTCGCGATAGTGAAAATTGTGTCGCGACACTGGAGGAGGGCATGACCGGAAAGATTTTTGAGTTTAAGCCGCAGGAGGCGCCGCATTCGGCCGGCGAGGCCATCTGCTCGAACTGTAAGCATGAGTGGGTAGCTGTAGCGCCCGCTGGATGTCGCAATCTCGAATGCCCGTCCTGCAGCTCTCACCGTGGAGTGTTCAAGTGGCCGTATGGCCCGAGCGAGGGAGAGGAGGGCTACCAGTGCAACTGTGGCTCCGACGACTTCTTCATTATGCGTCGGGGCACCCAAGCGAACGGCGCTGTGTTCTGCCGAGGCTGTGGCACAGAGGCCACTGGCTGGTTTGAGTAGAGGTGAGTATGGACAGGCCAATGCCTCCGGAGTCGTTGCTCGACCTGTCTGAGCTATCGAGCTTCGGTATTCGCCTAGTTCCTGCTCCCGAGGTCTGGGAGTGGCTTCAAGCCGAGATCCTTGCCGACACCGGTAGCATCCACAACGAAGACCATGCCCATCTGGTCGATGCGGACGTGCGAGTCATGTGGGCGTCTGCCGCCTTCACGAAGAAGGGGCGGACAGTGGTCGGCCAGGCCGAACAGGTAGCGTTCCGCGCCGGTGGCTGGCAGAAAGCCCGAATGGAACAGCAGATGCTGGATTGGTTCGGCGACGTGCCGGACTACATCATCACGCTGGCTGCCGACTACTGCGCTCAGTGCTCCGACGCTGACTTCTGCGCCTTGGTCGAGCATGAGCTGTATCACATCGCTCAAGCGACCGATCAGTACGGCGCGCCCAAGTTCACCCAGGAAGGATTGCCCAAGCTTGAGATGCGCGGACACGACGTTGAAGAGTTCGTCGGTGTGGTGCGTCGGTATGGGGCAAGCCCTCAAGTGCAAGAGCTGGTGGACGCTGCAAACAATCCTGCTGAGGTGGGGAAATTGAACATATCGAGGGCCTGCGGAACCTGTCTGCTCAAGTCGGCCTGACTTTGACAGTACTTTGACGGATGCCCACTTATGGCCGCACTCAGAGACGAGGTGAAAGCCTTTGTTGTACAGGCTCTCGCCTGCTTTGACACGCCATCGCAAGTGGTGGTGTCCGTCAAAGAAAGATTCGGCCTCGAAGTCACCCGCCAACAGTGCGAGGCATACGACCCGACCAAGTACGTTGGACGCAACCTGCACGTGAAGTGGCAGACCCTGTTCAACGACACACGGAAGAGATTCCGCGAAGAGACAGCTGAGATCCCGATCGCCAACCGGGCGTATCGACTTCGCACACTGGGACGCATGGCTGAGAAGGCCGAGAACATGAAGAACATGGCGCTGACTGCCCAGTTGCTGGAGCAGGCAGCGAAGGAAGTCGGCGATGTCTACGTCAATCGCCAGACCAAAAACGAAAATCCTCACGACAACCTCCCGCCCACCCGCGTGCAGGTAGACGTGGTGGACGCGAGGAAGCCTGATGCCGACGCTTAACGTCCCGCAGGCGAAATTCCTCCAGATGGAGAACAAGTTTCGCGGCTTTGTCGCTGGCTTTGGCTCGGGGAAAACGTGGGTAGGCTGCGCGGGTATCTGCAAGCACGTATGGGAGTGGCCGCGAATCAACTCGGGCTACTTCGCGCCGACATACCCGCAGATCCGCGACATCTTCTTCCCGACGATTGAAGAAGTGGCTTTCGACTGGGGCCTGAAGGTCAAGACGAAGGAAAGCGACAAGGAGGTCGAGTTCTACAGCGGCGGCCAGTATCGCAGTACCACCATCTGCCGTTCGATGGAGAAGCCGCAGACGATTGTTGGTTTCAAGATTGGGCATGCGCTGGTGGATGAGCTGGACGTCTTACCCGCGCTAAAGGCTGAGCACGCCTGGCGCAAGATCATTGCCCGTATGCGCTACAACGAGCAGGGGCTGAAGAACGGCGTAGACGTGACCACGACGCCGGAAGGCTTCAAGTTCGTCTACCAGCAGTTCGTGAAGCAGCTGCGCGAGAAACCTTCGCTCCAAGGCATGTACGGCCTGGTGCAAGCCAGCACGTTCGACAACGAGTTGAACCTGCCGCCCGATTACATCCCGTCCTTGATGGAGTCTTACCCGCCGCAGCTGATCATGGCCTACCTCAACGGGCAGTTCGTCAACCTGAATGCCGGTTCGATCTACCACGCGTACGACCGGAAGCTGAATGGCTGCTTCGATGCGGTGGAGCCAGGCGAGCCGCTGTTCATCGGCATGGACTTCAACGTCGGCAAGATGGCGGCGATCACGCACGTCAAACGCGCAGACGGGAAGCCTCGGGCAGTCGACGAGCTGATCGATGGCTTCGACACCCCGGACATGATCCGGCGCATCAAGGAGCGCTACTGGCGCTACAACGGCAAGGACTACGAGAAAACCTGCGAGATCCGCATCTATCCGGATGCCTCTGGTGGGTCCCGTAAGTCGGTGAATGCCAGCGAGACGGACATTGCCATCCTGCGCCAAGCCGGATTCAGCGTCATCGCGCCAGACGCCAACCCGCCAGTGAAAGACCGCATCAACGCCATGAACGCGATGTTCTGCAACGCCAATGGTGAGCGTCGGTACCTGGTGAACCCGCTGCGCTGCCCGACATATGCGGACGGCCTGGAACAGCAGGTATGGGCACCGAATGGCGAGCCAGACAAGAAGTCAGGCGTCGACCATGCGAACGACGCAGGCGGCTACTTCATCCATCACGACTACCCGATCATCAAGCCGATGACCCACATTCCTGTCACCTTCACTTTCTGAGGCCCATATGCCCAACTACAGCGCCATCAGGCAGGAGTACAGCGATGCCTTGCCCGGTTGGCAGCTGGTCAAGCGTTGCGTAGCCGGGCCGCGAGAGGTTCGCAAGCACAACGAATACCTGCCCATGCCTGACCCGCTCAATCAGTCGCCCGAGAACATCGCGCGGTATGAGCAGCTGAAGAAGCGGGCGATGTTCCTCAACGTCACCGGTCGCACGCGTACCGGCCTACTGGGAGCGGTGTTTCGCAAAACGGCGGAGATCAAGCTGCCATCGGCCGTTGAGTACCTGCTGGAGAACATCAGCGGCGACGGCTCGAGCCTTGAGCAACTGTGCAAGGAAGCAACTGGCGAATGCCTCGACACTGGCCGTGGCGGACTGCTGGTGGACTTCCCAAAGGTAAAGCTGCCCGAGGGGCAGACGTCTTTGACTGTCGCTCAAGCCGCGAATGCACGCGCCTACGTTCACTTCTACCCAGCCGAGAGCATCGTAAATTGGCGAGAAGATGTGATCGATGGCGTGCGCCGGCTGACGCTGGTGGTGCTCCACGAACAGATCAACGAGGCCACGCAGGACGGGTTCGAGTTCACCGCCAAGGATCAATACCGCGCGCTGATGTTGATCGGCGGCAAGTACGTGCAGCGCGTGTACACGGAAGACACACCGGACGGCGTCGAGTCGAACCCGACCGACAAGGCTGGCAAGTCATTCGATCACATCCCGTTCCACTTCTTCGGCTCCCAGAACAACGACGCCAGTATCGACAAGGCGCCGCTCGAAGACCTGGCCGAGGTGAACATTCTCCACTACGGCAACAGCGCCACGGTGGAAGAGGCGGGCTTTATCAGTTCGCAGCCGACGCTGTTCCTCACCAGCGATCTCGATCCGGACACTTTCAAGACTCACAACCCCAACGGTGTGCAGATCGGGTCCAGAAAGGGCCACTTGCTCGGCAAGGTCGGCTCCGCCGTCATGCTTCAGGCAAAAGAAACGCAGCTGGCCCGCGAGCTGATGAAAGACAAAGAAGAGCAAATGCTCATGATCGGCGCCCGCATCGTCCAGCAGGGCGGCGGCGCGGAGACGGCAGAGGCTGTTCGCATCCGCTACAGCTCTGATAACTCGGTGCTGGGCACGATCGCCGGCAACGTATCCGAGGCCGTGCGTCTGTCCCTGTTCGATGCTCAGCGCTTCATGATGGACGCGGTCGACGAGACAGGCACTGTCTTCTGGCTCAATCAGGAGTTCTTCGATCAGGTCATGGACGCTCAGTCGATCCTGGCTCAGATGCAACTCTGGCAGCAGGGCATCATCGCCAAGAAGGACTTGCGCACGAACCTGCGTCAGGCGGGCGTGCTCGAGTCTGACCGCACGGATGACGACATCGACGACGATCGTGAGGGCGAGGCGCCGGTACCGGGAAGCGAGGATGACCCGCTGAAGCCGAACGAGCCGCCAGAGGTGAATGATGAGTAGCGAGGGCTATCTGACGGATGCCACCACTCGGCACCAGGTGTACGTCCAGCGATACGCCGGCGGAAACCTGAAGCGGGTGGCGTCATTCATCAGCAAAGCCATCAATACGGCGAAGGCTCGCGTGGCGGCAGGACTCAGCGCCTACGGCACGCGTCGGTACACCTCTCAGATAGAAACGCTCCAAGGAGATTTGCGGGGCATCTACGACGACATGAAGGGCAGGGCGCAGCTCGACTTAGGCGAGTTCGCGGTCTATGAGGCTGAGTTCAACGGCAAGATGCTGGGCAAGGTCATCAAGGCTGTTGTGCAGTTCAACGTGCCGTCGGCTGAGATGGTGAGCGCGGCGGCACTGGCTGACCCGATGCTGCTGGAGGCTCGCAAGGGCGTGCAGCGGATCAGCATCAGCGGTGCGCTTGACCAGTTCGGTACCAAGAAGGCAGCCGAGATCATCGGCGAGATTCAGATTGGTTCTAGCTTGGGTGAGACCAGTCAGCAGATCGGCCGGCGCCTCACCAGTATTCACCAGCTGCATCAGGATCAGGCTTCGTCGCTTGTCCGCACCATGACCAACCATGTCGCCAGCACCGCGCGCATGGAAACGCTCAAGGCCAACGACGACATCCTGCAGGGCTGGCGTTGGATCTCCACGCTCGACAGCAAAACCAGCGCCATGTGTCAGGCGAGGGATCAGCACATCTACGGATGGGAAGACCCCAAGCCGCCTGGCCACTGGAATTGCAGGTCCGGCGCGCTCCCCGTGCTGAAAGATCAGTTTGCCCGCGAGATTCCCGGGTCTACCCGGCCCTCAATCGGCCCTGATGGCGTCACGCTGGTGTCCAGCAAGACGAGCTATCAGGAGTGGTTGTCACGGCAGCCTGCCGCATTTCAGCGTGATGTGCTTGGGCCGAACCGGTACGCGCTCTTCACCAAGGGCGAGCTGACGCTGGAGAAGTTCGTGGATGACAACGGCAAGACGCTGACCCTTCAACAACTGAAAGACCTTGAGCCGCTGGCTTTCGAGCGAGCAGGGCTCTGACAACGAACCACACAAACGACCGGCCTTGAGCCGGTTTTTTTATGCCTGCGGCTGAGCCAACGGCAAATCATCCGGGGGATGACATGAAGTACAAGATCAGCAAGGCGGAATACGAAGCGCTCGATGCAGCCATGCAGGCGCTTTACAAGGCGATGGGCGATGACTTCGTTCTGAGCGTTGAGGGCTTGCCCGGCGGTGGCGATGACCTCGAAGGCCTGAAGCGGCAGAACCAAACGCTGCTGGACGAGGCCAAGGAGGCAAAGCGTCTGCGCCGCGAGGCTGATGAGAAGCTCGAGCGTGAAAAGCTCGACGCTGCCAAGGCAAAGGGCGACTTCGAACAGCTTTACGCAAGCAGCGAGCAGGCCCTTGCGGCTGAGCGCACTCGCCTCGCCGAGCTGACCACCAGCATCGAACGCCGCGACCTCACCTCGGCAGCCAGCAAGATTGCCACCGGCATCGCCGACGGCGAAAACGCGGAGATCCTCGCCGAGTTTGTCCAGCGCCGCCTGAAGATCGTTGAAGGCCAGGTCAAGGTCACGGACGCCTCCGGCAACCTGACCATCGCCACTCTCGAAGACCTGGCAAAAGAATTCCAGCAAGCGCCGCGCTACGCAGCATTGGTGCGCGGCACGCAAGCGAACGGCGGCGGGGCTGCCGGGGGTAAGGGTGGCGGGGCCACCAAAACGTGGGACCAAATGACCGGCATGGAGCGCGTAGAGCTTCGCCGAACCAACCCCGCCGAGCACGCGCGCATGAAAGCCGCTGCTGAGGCCAAGTAAAAGGAAATTCAGCAATGCCAACCATTCTCTCGGACGTCGTGTTCCGCGATGAGCTGCGCGACTACATCACCGTCAACACCGTTGAGCGCACCGCGTTCTTCCAGTCGGGCATCCTGACTACCAACTCGGATATGACCACTCTGCTGGCCAGTCCGTCGAACACCTTCACCATTCCGTGGTGGGTTGACCTGGACGCGTCCATCGAGTCGAACTACTCGAACGACGTGTACACCGACATCGCGGTGCCGCTGTCTGTCACCAGCGCTTCCATGCAGGCGCGCGCCGCGTACCTCAACGAAGGCTGGAACTGCATGAACCTGGTGAAGAACATCACCAAGCAAGACCCGCTGGAGTTCGTGGCAGGCCGCCTGATCTCCTACTGGCAGCGTGTGGCCCAGCGCCGCACCATCGCCACCGCAGTGGGCATCTACAACGACAACATCGCCTCCAATGGCGGCGACATGGTCGTAGACGCCGGCGGCATCATCAACCCGACTGCTGTGATCCGCGCCAAGGGCACGATGGGTGACTACAGCGGCCAGTTGGGCGGCCTGAGCGTCATCGCCATGCACTCCGCAGTGCACACTGAACTGGCGATCCAAAACCAGATCGATTACACGCCGATTGCAGATCAGGTGCCAGAGTTCGGTCGCTTCCAAAACATGGTTGTCGTGCTGGATGACGGTCTGCCTGTGATCGGCACCGGCCCGACTGCCAAGTATCTGTCGATTATCTTCGGGCCTGGCGCCATCGGTTTTGCCGAGCAGCAGCCGGAAGGTGAGGATGGCCTGGAATACGAGCGCGCTCCAGATCGCGGTAACGGTGGCGGTGCGGAAACTCTGTGGACTCGTCGCAATTTCGTTGTGCATCCGCTGGGCTTCTCGTTCACCAGCGCCACCATCACCGGCACCCCGACCACCACTCGCCCGATCTCGGCGAACTGGGCGGACTTGGCGCTGGCCACCAACTGGGAGCGCAAGTTCGCTCGCAAGCAGGTGCCTATGGCGTTCATCACCTCCCTCGTTACTGCGCCAACGCCGTAACCGAGCGCGCGGCGGGTGAGTTGTCCGCCGCGCAGCACTGATCCAGGAGAAACCCATGACCGTAAAAAAAGACAACCACATCGACCCGAACATTAAAGCCCGCTGGGGTTTTTCGGGTGATGAGGGTGAGATCACTGTCGGCCCGCAGACCGTCGGCGAAACCGGTGGCGTAGACCATGCGCGATCGCGCATCGCAGAAGGTGGCGGCCGTAACAGTGGCGGTGGTGCTGAACCGTCCCACGAGGCTCTGCAGCTCGACGCCGTGAACGCGCTGGCCGCCGGTCTCGAAGCGGGCGTGCTGAACCCTGTCGAGGGTGATGGTCCAGCGCTGCGCCTGTATCAGACCCTGTCCGGCATCCAGTCGAGCATGCAAGGCCTGGCAGATGCCCGCGACGCTGCGGTAAGTAAGTCTGATGAGCTGCAGAAGCAGGTCGATGACTTGCTGGCGCAGGCAGAGAAAGATCGCTTGGTCGCCGCGACCGACCCGCTCGAAGAGCTGACCGTCGCGCAGATCAAGGAACAGCTTGACGCCAAGGGCGTGGCCTACAAGGTCAACGACTCGAAGCCTGAGCTGCTCGCGCTGCTGAAGGCCAACAAGTAACACTCGGGGCTTCGGCCCCACTCATTCAAGCGGAGGCCTGATGGCTACCTACATCACCGTGGCGGACGTTGACGCCATCCTCGGGGCTTCGTGGGCTCCAGATGACAAGAAGGCCCGGGCGGTGTTGCAGGCGAATGCCTATATGACATCGCTCAACCTGGTCGGCATTGATGTGGCCGCAATTCCCGAAGAGGTGAAGCAGGCCGGCGCGGAACTGGCGAAGACAGCCGCCGACGGTAAGCTGTACCAACAGAGGACGGAAGGCAATCTGGAAGCAAAGACCGTGAAAGCGGGCTCGGTGACCACCAGCAAGACTTTCGGCTCGCTGGATAGCAGCAAGATTATCGCTCAGCCGGGTGATGTCCAGTTCGCTCTGGCGCTCCTTGATCCGTGGATGCGGAGCGCATACAGCTTCGACGTGTACAGGTGACCCATGGGCCTACGTGAAGAGATCCAGGCGGATCTGGCCGAGGCCTTCGACACTGATCTGGCGGACGCAGTGAAGCCATTCAGCGGTGGCGTGACGCTGCCGGGAACATGGGATCCGGTCAATGAGGTGGCGGGCGACCCTGTTGTCATCGCCTACACCGGTCGGGGCGTGTTCGACGCGTTCAAGATTGCTCAGGTCGATGGCGTGAACATCCGCGCCACCGACCAGCTGCTGATCGCGCTGACCAACGAAACGATCGGCGGGGTTCCGGACATCGGCCACAAGATCAACGATTTCGACGTGGTCAACGTCCAGACCGACCCGGCCGGCGCCCATTACGAGATCCAGCTGAGGAAAGTCTGATGTCGAACAAGGCGGGCTGGAGCCATAGCCTCACGGACTTCGCCGATCAGGCTGGCAAGGACATCACCCAGATGGCGCGCGTCATCGCGACCGCCATGCTCACGGAAGTGGTGAACCGCTCGCCGGTCGGCAACCCCGACCTATGGCAGGCCAACGTTGCGCTGCGCACAAAACACGTGGCGCTGGCAGATGCCTATGACGCGAACGTCGACGCCCGCAACGCGGCGCGCACCGGTGGCAGGGCGTTCAAGAAGCTGACCAAGCGCGAGCGCGAAGAGAACTATTTCGTCAAAGCGCAGGCAGCGGGGAAGGGCTACATCGGCGGCACGTTCCGAGGAAGTCACCTGGTATCGATCGGCGCGCCCGACATGACTGTGACCGACAACGTCGACCCGTCCGGCCGCGAAACGATCAGCAAGGGCAGCATGCTCATCAAGGCATCAGGCCAGTTTCCCGTCATCTACATCCAAACGAACAGCCCCTACGGCGAGATGCTGGAGCTGGGGCATTCAACGCAGGCGCCCGGCGGGGTTTATGACCTCGCGTTCATCGGCGTATCCGAGGCCTACAAATGACCTTCGAGCAAATCAGGGCGCTCATCACTGCGCGTATGGTTACCTTCACCGGAATTGACCAGGCGCGGATCGATTACCCGAACCAGCCGGAAGTGTTCACGCCGCCGACGACCGGCCTCTGGTGCCGGCTGAACATCCAGTACGCATCGGCATTCATGGCTGGCATGGCCGACCGACCCCACACCCGCAAACCCGGGCAGATCAGCATTCAATGCTTCGCCCGGGAGCGCACCGGCACCAAAGCCATCAACGAACTGGCCGACACGCTCGAAGCGCACTTCGCCTACTGGATGTCCGGCGACCTTGAATGTATGGAAGCCAGCCAAGTGGTGGCTGGTGAGTTCGAGGGCTTCTACCAAATCAACGTCAACATCCGGTTTCGCGCCGGCTGACAGCAAAGCAACCGCCACGCCCGCGCCTGCGGGTTTTTTTATGCCCGCGAATAGGAGGCTCCAATGAGCTCTGGCGCAAAAGTTGTAAGCCACATCATTGCGGAGGTGACGCCCGGCGTTACTCCCACCGGCACCTGGGACACGCTGCGCCTGACCGGCAACGCGCTGACCCCTACCGTTAACACCGAAGTCAGCGACGAAATCACCGACACCCGCCTGAGCCAAGGCTCGGTGGCCACCAGCATCGATATCGGCGGCGATCTAACCGCTGAGTTCTCGTTCGGCTCGTTCGACCAGCTGCTGGAGGCCGCGTTTTACGGCAACTGGACTGGCAACGTGCTGAGTGTTGGCGATACCCGCCACACCTTCAGCATCGCCAAGGGCTACAACGACGTAGGCGTCTATGGCGTGTTCAAAGGCGCGCATGTCTCGACCTTCGCCCTGGACATCCCGTCTGAAGGCAAGGTGACCGCCACGTTCAACATGGCGTGCCTTGACTACACCGACGGCGACACGCCGATTGTCGTTTCGCCGAATGCGCCGACCACCACCCCGTTCCTGTCGAACAATAACGTCGGCACGATCCTGGTGAATGGCCAGTCGCTCGAAGGCGTGGCCTGCGTCTCGGCCATGACCGTCAATCTGGACAACAGCCTGCAGACTCAGCGCTGCCTTGGCTCCGATCGCCTTGGGCCGGGCGCGCACATCGCCACCGAGGCAGCAGTCACCGGCAGCATCACGCTGGCCTGGTCGAAGCGTGCCTGGGAGATCTGGAAGAACACCTTCACCCGCACGCCAATCGCAGTTGTCTTCCCGATCACCGACAGCCTGGGCAACAAGTACACCTTCAACTTTCCATCAGTGGAAGTGGATGGCGAGCTGCCGAATGGCGGCAAGCGCGACCTGATCGAGGTCACGCTGAACTACACCGTGGCAAAGGTCAGCCCGACCATCACCCGCTTTCCGTTCGTGCCGGTGACCAGCGTATCGGTGGCGCCTACGACCGCATCGATTGCCGTGGCTGCGACTCGTCAGCTCACTGCGTCGGCTTTGCCGGCAGAAGCTGCGCAAAACGTCACTTGGACCAGTTCGGCGCCGAGTGTTGCCACTGTTAGCTCTTCCGGTCTGGTAACCGGCGTTTCCGCTGGGTCAGCGACGATCACCGCTACCAGCGTTTCGGATGTCACCAAAACCAGCGCGGCGGCGATCACTGTCACCGCATAAACCTGCTTGACCTTTGGCTGCCCCGGCATTCACGCCGGCCGGGGTAGCCCTTTTATTGGCGCGGCGTTGAGGAATTACCATGGCACTTCAACTTGGCAAAAAGAAGCCGGCAATCACCGGCGAACGCTGGGCGAGCTTCGACAAGGACACCAAGGTGCTGCTGGCCGGCATCGACAACCCTGAGTACCAAGTTGCGCTGGAGCGCATGCGCCGTCGTATTCAGCGCAACGATGCGCGGTTTGAAGAGGGGCAGGTAGGCGTGGTCGCCGGCGAGAAGACCGAGCACCAGAATCACTCGATGCTGCTCAGCCACTTCATTGTGAAGGACTGGGAAGGCGTGTTGGATGCCGAGGGCAGCCCGATCAAGTACAGCCCGTCAGTGGCCGCTGAGCTGCTCGAAAACAACATCGAGTTTTTCATCTTCGTGCTGCGCGAAGGCGCGCTGGCTGCCAACGATGCCGCCGAAGAGCGAGCTGAGTCGGTGGGAAAGCCCTTGCCCGCTTCGAGTGGGAGCAAGAGTGGGGCGGCGAAAGCGAAAAGCGCCGGGCGGTCTACTCGCGCCTGAAGATGGCGATCCCTAGCGAGCCTGAGAATGATCCGCTGACTGCATACCTGCTCAACCTGTACCGGAACGTGTCTCGCGGCCGGCGGTACATCGCTGGCATGGCGGGGGCGTTCCCATTGCCCCTGTCGGCGCGGGAGATCTCCGACTGGCTGGAATCGCACCCGTCGCCGCTGCCGCGCGATGAGATCGACGATGTGATGTTTGCGCTGGATGCGGTGTGCTTGGCCGGTGCCGACGAGTGATTTTGTCGAGGGCCTCGACTTGGTGCTAGATTCCTCTTTCAAACAGGGAGGGGTGTCTTTGAAAAGACAAATAGCATTTGGGTTGGCGTTCTTACTTCTGGCGGGTTGCGAAACTACTCGCGTTTCGCCTGAGAAGGCCGCACAGGTCCCGGCAGACGATATCTTTGCCTTTGGGAAGCCAACTTCGGCCAGTGATGCTCGCATTGTTTTCACTCAGGACGCAGGCGCTCTGAGCTGCCTCGGTGCAGGTATGCAGGTTTTTCTCAACGAAAGGCTGGCAGCTGAAACAAGCAGCGGGAAGTCGGTAAAGCTTTACCACAAACCGGGGCCGGTGCAGTTGAGCATCAAAAACAACGCGGCATGTGCTGGTGGAGATCTTCGAGGGATGGTTTTGGATCTGAAGCCCGGATACTCATATTCAGTTCGCGGTTATCGAGGTATGTGGGACAAGGCTGAGCCGCTGCTGACCTCGCCGGAACCCTATAAATATAGGTAGATAAGCCACATGAAAAAAACATTCGCTCTATCACTGGCAGTGTTGTGCGCTGCGTCCGTGGCAAACGCCGACGACAGTTCATGCAAAAAAATATCGGCGCTTGCAGGGCAGGCAATGACAGCGCGCCAGAATGGCCAGCTTCTGGAAGAATCCCTTGAAAAGATCGGGGACGGCAGTAAGTTCGCGCGATCTATGATCCTCAAGGCCTACGAGCGACCGGTAGCAATAATCGACAGCATCAAGACTGAAGCAATTAATGAATTCAGGAACGATGCGTTTCGTCAGTGCCTGGACGCCAACGGATAGACAAACCGATCACAAAACCCGCTACGGCGGGTTTTTTTATGCCTGGAGAAAACAATGGCTCAGACATCCCGCCTAGTTCTGGAGATCGACAGTCGGGACGCCGAGCAAAAGGCCGCCGATACCCGGAAGGCGCTCGAAGCGCTCGAGGGAGCTGGACTGCGTGCGAAGCCAGCAATGGATAAGCTCGCGGAAGGCATTGACGGCGTTGGTGACTCCTCACAAACCACCGGCAAAAAAGTAAAAACTCAAAGGGAGGAGCTGGAAGAGCTTCTGGGCAGCATCGACCCCATAACCCGAAAGCTTAGCGAGTTGGACAAGCAGGAAAAGGAGCTGGCCAAGAACAAAAAGCTGGGCCTGATTGAGGCTGACACGTTTTCCGAGTACCAGGCGAAGATCAACACCACTCGTGCCGATCTTGGTCGATTCAACACTGACCTGAACAAAACAGGGATGACAGCGAAAGCGACAGCTGCAGCTCTTCGCGGCGTACCAGCGCAATTTACCGATATCGCCGTGTCGCTTCAGGGCGGTCAGGCGCCTCTCACGGTCTTCCTGCAGCAAGGGGGGCAACTCAAAGACATGTTCGGCGGTGTAGGGCCTGCGGCTAAAGCTCTGGGCGGATACGTCCTAGGGCTGGTCAACCCTTTCACCGTGGCGGCAGCTGCAGTTGGCGTTCTTGGTCTGGCCTATTACCAAGGCTCTAAAGAACAGGACGCCTATCGTCTTTCCCTCGTAACCACCGGCAATGCTGCTGGCACCACTACGCTAGCGCTGGCCGAGATGGCGAAGCGTGTCAGCGGCACCGTCGGCACCACTGCAGACGCCGCTGCGGCACTGGCCCAACTGGCCGGCACCGGGAAGATCGCAAGTTCAAGCTTTGAGCAAATCGCAACATCTGCAATCGCCTATGAAAAAGCCACGGGCAAAGCAGTCTCGGAGACGGTCGCTGAGTTTGCCCGGCTCGCCGACGACCCCGTGAAAGCGGTTGCGGAGCTAAACGACAAGTACAACTTTCTGACCGCGTCGGTGTACGAGCAAATTCGAGCCGCTCAGCAAATGGGCGAGAAGGAGGCAGCCGCAGCTATAGCTCAGGAGGCTTACGCCAAGGCGCTGGGCGAGCGCGCGGCAACGATGAAGGCTAACCTCGGCACGCTTGAAAAAGCGTGGAATGATCTTGCTGGTGCAGCCAAGAGCGGATGGGATGCCATTCTGAATATCGGGCGGGAGTCGAACGACGGTCCTGATGTTCAAGCCATCCAGCAAAAAATAAATTACCTGAAGTCCACCCTTGATACTGGTTATGAGGACGGTAACGCAAGAGAGCGAATCGCCTCTCTTCAGGCTGAACTGGAAGCCTACAGCAAAAAGTCCAAGGCCGAGCAGGACGCTGCTGATGCTGCCGCGCGAAACGCCCAAATTCAGCGCGACGGCCAAGCCGCATATGAGGCTTTCGAAAAAAACAAAGAGCAGTACTTCACAAAGGAGCAAAAGAGGAACAAGGCCCTTGAGGATGAGCTGAAACGAATCAGCGCAGCAAGGGCGGCAGGCTATACGATCACAGCTGAACAGGAGGCCGCAGCTCTGAAGGCTATCCGGGAAAGCGATAGCTTTAAGGAGGCAGCGGAGAAGAAGCCTAAGGCATACCGCGAAGACGCCGGCATGAAGGCGCTCGACCAAGCCCGCCAGCAATACGCCGTGCTGCAACAGCAGAACTCGCTGATCGGCGTGCAGAAGGGTGAGGTCGACAAGCTTGGCGCCGCCGGGCAGGCGCTGGTGAGGTGGGAACAGGAACTCGCCGACATCAAGGGCAAGCAGATCCTGACGGCCGACCAGAAGGCCTTGATCGCGAACCAGGAGCTGATCACCGCCCAGCTGAAAAAGAACGCCGCGCTTGAGAAGGAAAACCAGCTCAAGAAGATCTCCACGGAGGAGACGCAGAAGCTCGCGGCATTCCAGACCAATCTGGCCAGCCAATTGGCAAAGGCACAGACTGGCCTGGACAACAACCTAGCCGGCATGGGGATGGGCGACCAGCAGCGTCAGCGCTTGCAGGAACAGCTCAGCATCGAGCAGCAGTACCAGTCGCAGATGGATGCTCTGCAGCAGCAGCGCAACGAGGGGCGCATCAGCGAAAAGCTTTACAGCGAAGAGACTGATGCGCTCCGCTCAGCGCTGCAAACCCGTCTCGCCATGCAGCAGCAGTACTACACGGATGTGGACAAGGCCCAATCGGACTGGGCGCTCGGTGCTTCGTCGGCGTTTCAGACCTACTCGGAGCAGGCGCGCGATGTTGCCGGCCAGACTCGAAACCTGTTCACCAACGCCTTCAGCAACATGGAAGACGGCATCATCCAGTTCGTGAAGACTGGGAAGCTGTCGTTCAAGGATTTGGCGGATGGCATCATCGCCGATCTGATCCGGATCCAGGTGCGGCAGGCGGCGGTGGGCATCTTCGGCACGATCTTCAGCGGACTAACCGCTGGTGGCGCTGCAGCCGGCAATGGTCTCGCCGCCGGCTCGGCTGGCGCAACTTCCTCCAGTCTCGGCGCATCGGCAGCCGGATACAGCTCGAAGTTCGGCTTCTCCGACGGCGGCTATACCGGTGACGGCGGCAAGTTCGAGCCGAAGGGCGTTGTGCACGGCGGCGAGTTCGTTGTCCGCAAGGAAGCGGTGAGCCAGCCGGGCGCTCGGGAATTCCTCGAGCGCATGAACGCGAACGCCAAAGGGTACGCAGATGGCGGCTACGTTGGCGCTACCGCTGCGGCATCGACCTCCAATGTCGTACCGATCTCGTCGGGCTCGTCCACTGCTCCGGTCATCCAGCAGAACTTCAGCTTCCAAGGCACGCCAGATGACGCCACCGTCAACATGGTGCGTGAGGCGGCAATGCAGGGTGCCAAGGGCGGCTATGAGCTGGTCGTGCGCGACCTGAAAATGAACGGAACCATCCGCCAGCTGATCGCGCGGCGCTAAGCAATCTAAGGAGTACTGCATGGCTCTCACGTGGCCGGCTTCGCTGCGCCCGTCAGAAATGACGTGGGGCATCGTCAACAACAGCAGGGCGTTCACTTCGACGCTCTCGAACGCCCAGCAGATTGTCGGCTACCCGGGCGCCTATTGGCAGTGCACCTTGACCTTCGGATTGCTGACCAGAGAGCAGGAGCGACAGCTGTCCTCTTTCCTCGGGAGGCTTGACGGAATGATGGGCACCTTCAACCTGCCGGCCTTCACCCGCCGGCGCACCAACAGCGTCGGCGCGCTCTCAGTGGTCACCGGCAACGCGCAAGCGCGGTCGATGGTCATCGGCGGCGCACCGGCGAATGCTGCGGTGTTTGCTGCTGGCGACTACATCACCATTGCGGGCGAGATGTTCGAAGTGACCGATGCGGTATCGGCGAACGCGCAGGGCAGGGTGACAGTGTCAGTCAACAAGCGCATCCGCAAGACGCTCACCGCCGGCACCGCCGTCGAGTACCTCAACCCGTACTCCGAAATGCGCGTGACCACCGACACCTGGGCTATGTCCGTAAAGCCTGTGATCGCAAACGGCAGCTATCAATTCAGGGAGGCGTTCTGATGCCATCAGCATTTCCGTTCAGCCAGAACGTGGTGAACATCATCGCAACCGGTCGCTTCATGCCGGTGTACGCCGTGCAGCTCGACTTCGTCGACGGGATGGTCTTCGCGCATACCGGCACCGGAGACTTGGTGGTCGATGGCATCACCTACCTGGGCGTGGGTAACTTCGGCCAGGTGAGCCAATCGCAGGAAAGCGACAACTCTGGATCACCCATGTCGGTCGAGCTGACACTCAGTGGTTTGGATGCCTACATCCTTTCCGAGACGAACATCCGGGGCTGCCGAGGGCGAATGGCAAAAGTCATATTCGTGGTGTTCGACGAGGCCGGTAACTACGCGGCGGACATCCTTTTTTCTGGCCGGATGGACGCGGCGAAGTTCTCTTTCGCCGGCAATGGAGAGGACGGCAACAGCATCACTGTCCCGGTTATCGATCGCATGGCCGAGTGGAGCCGTACCGGCACCGAGCGTTTCACCGACGAAAACCACCGCGCTCGCCACAACGGAGACCGGTTCTTCTACGCCATCGCCCAAATGTCCGAGTGGCCCATTTACTGGGGTTCGAAGAAGGACGCACCGACATTCACCTATGGAAGCTAGCTATGCGCTACCGAGACTGGACAACCCGTCTGAACGAAACGATCAAGGCCGCCCAAGAGCGGCCTTTTTCATGGGGCGAATTTGACTGCTGCCTGTTCGCCGCCGACTGCACGGCTTCGGTGTGTGGTGTCGATCCGGCGGAGAACTATCGGGGCAAGTACACGACGGAAACCGGTGCCAAACGGCAGCTGAAGAAGCAGCACGGCAGCCTTGAGGCCGCTTGGGATACCCACTTCGCCCGAGTGCCGCTGCCGTTCATTCAGCGCGGTGACGTCGTGCTGTACGACGCGCCCGGCGGCCGAAGCATGGCTGTTTTCTGGGCAGGAGATTACTGGGCTGCGACCGATGACGGCGCGGCCCGCGTTGAGTGCGTGCCATTGGCCGCGTGGAGAATTGAATGAGCGGCGGCGTTAAAAAGCTTGCTTCGGTCGTCATTGGCGCAGTGGTCGGTTTTGCCCAGGGCGGCCCATGGGGTGCCGTGGCTGGCGCGGCGCTTGCCTTTTACGCGGCCGAGCAACAGGAAAAGCTCAACACCAAGTCGCCGCTGCGCGATAACGAGCCGTCCGCTCAGACCGTGCGTTCCTCAAAGGCGCCGGTTCGCTTCATCCTCGGCCGTGTATCCACCGGCGGCGTGCTGGTGTGGGCGCAAGAACAGTCCGGCGCGCAGGGCGAGGGAGAATGGCTGCACCTGGTGTATGTGCTTTGCGAAGGTGCGATCGATGCGCTTGAAAACATTTATCTGGGTGAAGAAGAGATCGGCGCATTCGGCGCACTGGCCACCTACGAGCTTGTGGTCAACCCCACTCAGGTCAATGCATTCCTTAAGGCCAACTGCCCTGACTGGAAAGATTCGCAAATTGGGCGCGGACTTTCATACGTCCGAGTTTCCCTGCGTTACAGCGCCGAGAAGTTTCCATCAGGTATTCCTGATACGCGCTTCGTGGTTCGTGGCCGTAACGATATTTTTGATCCCCGCACCGGAACATCCGTTTACAGCGCCAACACCGCGCTGCACCTGCTCTGGTTCTTGCGGTCGCGCTGTGGCGTGCCTGACGACGAAATTGTGTTCGAAACGTTCGCCAGTGCGGCCAACGTGTGCGATGAGGCCCTGACCAATGCCGACGGCTCGACGAGCCAGCGGTATCGTACCGGATGCGTGATTGGTGCCGATGAGCAGCGCACCGGCGTTCTCCAGAAGTTAGAGGCGGCGTCTGGCGGGCATCTTATTCGTGTTGGCGGCCGCTGGATGTTCCAGGCTGGCGCCTATTACGGCCCGTACGACTTCGAGATCACCGAGGATATGGTGATCGGCACTGTCACTGGCAGCACTGAACCCACCAACGACACTGCGATCAACACAGTACGCGGCACCTTCATTGATCCGGAACAGTCGTGGACCGAGACGGATTATCCGGAAGTCAGCGTCGCTGAATGGATTGTTGAGGATGATGGCGAGGCGGCAGAGACGCTGACCTATTCGTATGTCACCGATCCCTACCAAGCGCAGCGCCTGGCGAACATGGAGCTGCGCCGGCGCCGTGCGGGTGGTGCAATCAGCATTCCGATGAACTTCGCTGGCTACAACTGCCGTCCGGGCCGCGTGGTGCGGGTGAATCTCCCGTCGCTGAACATCCTTGGCGAGTTCATCGTCTCCGACTGGTCGATGGGCGATCGCGAGGGGTGCACGGTCCAGGTCAAGCAATATGAGCCTGCTATCTTCGATGACGCCGTCGGCCAGCCGTACAACCCGATCGGCTTCATCAATCTGCCTTCGGGCGGTCTGGGCACGCCAACCAATCTGACGTGGACGCAGGACACCACGGCCGAGGTGACGCAGGGCGTTCTGTCGTGGACCCCTCCTGCAGGAGTGGTCAAGGAGTACATCGTCATTGTCCGTCAGGGCACGGCTGCGATTCAGTCGCACAACGTGCCTGCGACCTCAACTGAGTGCGCCATCAACGGTTTGCCGTCTGGCAACTACACCATGAGTGTGGCGGCCGCCGGCCCTATGGCGCGATCGGGAGAGGTGACGATCACTGTCAGCATCAACGGCCCGCCAATCCCGGAAAGCTGCGTGGTGCAGTCCTCGATCGACAGCATCGTGCTGATCCCTAGCAACTCGCAGAACGGGCTGAACGGCGGCACGTACGAGTACTTCTTCAGTACCTCGCCGACAGCCACCGCTGCTGATGCCGAGTATCTGGGGCAAGGCCTGACGTTTACCCATAACGGACTGGGGTTTTGGACGAATTATTACTACTTCATCCGTTCGTCAAACGCTTATGGGAAAAGCTCGTTCCTCTATGTCCCCGCTCAAACTTCGAACGATGTTTCGGCGTACCTGGATGCACTTGCCGGGAAAATCACGGAGACAGAGCTGGGGCAGGAGCTTGCTGACGAAATCGATAAGATTCCGGGGCTGCAAGAGCAGATCGACAATATCGCCGACGCGCTCGAGTACGACCCGGATTTGACCTATCTCAAGGGCGACACCGTCCGAGTTGGTCGACGACTCTACCAAGCTGCGCAGGCAGTACCGCTCAACACGCCGCCGCCGAACCCTACCTATTGGGTGGATATCGGTCAGGTGCTGGAGGAGGCGAACGCGCTGGCCGCCCAGGTCTCGCAGAACACGTTGGAAATAGAGCAGCAGGGCGATCAGATCTCCGCGCAAGCGACCAAGCTGGATGGCGTTTACGTGCAGGTGAATCCGGCGCTTGCCGGCGACACTGAAGGATTTGCGGGTTCAGACCAGATTTACGTCGGTGTGTGGTCTGAGCAGTCGGCAAGGCTTGAAGATGGTGTAGCAACTGCCAAGCGAATCGACACTGTGCAGGCTTCGGTAAACCAGACAAATGCCGCCGTACAGACTACCAGCCAAGCCCTTGCAACACTGGACGGTAAAGCCTCCACGATGTGGTCGGTGAAAATGCAGGTAACCGCCAGCGGGCAATACGTCGCCGCCGGTATCGGTCTTGGCATTGAAAACACCGGAGCCGGCCTGCAGAGCCAGTTTCTGGTGAGCGCTGATCGGTTTGCCATCGTCAACACCATTGCCGGCGGCGCTATATCCGTGCCATTTGCAGTGCAGGGAGGCCAGGTATTCATGAACTCCGCCTTTATCCAAGACGGCAGCATCACGATGCTGAAGATCGGTCAGTACCTGCAATCTGACAACTATGTTGCTGGGTCACAGGGCTGGCGCCTGGATAAGGCCGGCAACTTGGAGTTCAACGGACCAGCACCGGGCGGTGGCCGCCTGACGATGACCAATAGGGCGATCAAGGTCTATGACCAGAACGGCGTGAAGCGCGTGCAGCTTGGAGATCTCGACGCATGACTTATGGAGCAAGGGTCTGGGACGAGAATGGCAACCTCTCCATGGATACGAACAGCTTTACCTACCAAGTGATCTGGCAGGGCGTGATCGATTTCAGCGGTTCCACGCCCAGCTACACGCTGAATATCCCGGGTTTCAATCCTAGCAACTGCGTCTTCATGATCATTCCGACGAGGGCACAGGACGTGCAGTCGTCCGAAAACGACGGCCTTGGCAACTCAAAGTCCTATCCGTACGTCACCACTTCAGTGGGGCAGGTTGTGGTGCGTCCGAAGAATCCATCGGCCAGCGCATCGACTATTCAGTCGAGGGTAGTCGCCAAGGCATACGCGATCAGGTACTCGACATGAGCTATGGATTTCAGAGCATCAACGACAATTCATATGTTCAGATCGACTCCGAAGCGCCGAGGCTCTGTGTTCTTACCAAAGGCTCATATTCCGGCAGCACCAACGTAACGGGGACTTTTGCGCGAGCCGTCACAAGCCAGGATCCCCCGCTGGTGTTCATTCGCCCCAATCAGACCGGCTCGATTCAGGTGCCTATCTCCGTTTGGTTCACTGGTGGCCCGGGAAACTGGACCGGGTTTTCCATGAAAGCCTCGGTTGTCGACGCAACGTTGAGCGGTCTCTATTTCGTTGCCGCTTGGGCATCTATGGGGACGGCTGCATACGGCATTCGCCTTTGGGATCAGAACGGTGCGCTTGTCTATGACAGCGGCGCCCCTGCGGTTGTCGTGACCTTCGCGGCCGGGAACTGGACGTATCTTGGAAGCGAGGTGCTTACGGTTGGACGTCGCTACATCTGGGGAATAAACAAAACCCTCGGAGTTGGCGAGTATGTATCACTGAACCCGTTTGCGATGAACTGCCACAACGACTCAACCGGCGGCGGCTGCGCTCTGGGCGTCGATTACAGCGGCGGTCGAATCATGATGTACAGCCTGGCAAGCACTGCCTGGACTGACCAAGGCCACAGGCCGTTTCTCTGCGCCAAATTGCTGGCCTGAACCTACCAACGATTTAAAGGAAAATTATGGCAAAGCAGACGATTAGCCTCGGTACTGCGCCTACAGGCGTGGGCGGCGATACACCTCGAAGTGCGTTCACTAAAACGCAGAGCAATATCGACGAGCTTTATGCAGCGCTTGGCGCCAGTGGTAGCCCGCTCGCACTTCCGGCGGCACTTCCGATCGAACAAGGCGGGACCGGCGGAAAAACGCAATCCACAGCCCGAACCGCCTTAGGCATAAAGTCCGGCGACGTTCGCTGGAAATCGAATACCAGCAACGCAACCATCCCGAACGGTACCTACACCACAATAAACTGGACCAACGACGTCTACGGTATCGGGGGGATTCACAGTCAGACTTCAAACTCAGATGCGTTCGTTTTGCCAGTAGGAATTTTCCTGGTGTCGGCGACGCTGACTTACGACTACCACCCGACCGGGCGCCGTGGGATCAGGTTCACACTGAGCAACGCTGGTTTCGCGGGAGGGTTCATTCTCGTGCCTATCACGCCGAACGGGGTAACTACCGTGACGCTCACTATCCCGATCAGGATCACAACGGCGGGAACCATCCTGAGGATTCAGGGGTTTCAGGACAGCGGTGCAGACATGAGCCTGCCGCTGAGTGGCGGTAGCAACGTCGAAATCTTCCAGCTTGGAGATGCCTGATGGCGACCATTGTCGTTCCACCCAACTATGACCTGGTCAAGATCGCAACTGAGGCGGGCCAGCCAGACCCTGAAATGCGCTCCTATCACGATGGCGTTCTCGAGGTGCTGGGGGTAACCCAAAAAAAACTGAACGCAGCTTTGGCGAATTACAGCTACTCCGAGACCGAGGTCGAGGTTGCCGCCTTGAACGCGATATCCAAACGCGATCAGCTTTTGGAGTCAGCAGATAAGGCGACGGCCGGAATGTCTGACGCATTCATTGCCGGCCTGCTGGATGAGGCTGACACCCAGCGGTTTAAGAGCTTCGCCGCTTACAAGCTGGCGCTGAGGAACATCAGTGCGCAGGACGGGTACCCGACCGCAATTGATTGGCCCAGCTATCCCGCCTGATTAAGCCAAACACCGCAACCCGCCATCGAGCGGGTATTTTTTTGCCTGGAGAAAAGTATGACCGTCACTGAAAGAGAGCGCGACATCCTCGCCCGCACCATCTGGGGCGAGGCGCGCGGTGAGGGCACGGCCGGACAGATCGCCGTCGCCTGGACGATCCGCAACCGTGTGTTCGACGGGAAGGAAAAGTCGTGGTGGGGGGAGGGGTATGCAGGGGTGTGCCAGAAACCCTACCAGTTCAGCTGCTGGAACAAGACCGACCCGAACTATCAGTTCCTGATCGGCGTTAAGCAGATCCCCTACCGCGAGCTGGCGCAGTGTCGGATCGCGGCTGACCAGGTGATCGACGGCAAGGTGCCAGACCCAACCGGCGGCGCCACCCATTATTACGCCACCAGCATCAAGGCACCGGCCTGGGCGGCGAAGGCCAAGCAGACGCTTAAGCTCGGTCACCACGTCTTCTTCAAGGACGTGCCGTAGCCAGGATCTGCCTCATTCCTCCTCGTCGCGGTCGCGAATCTCCCTGAGCAGGCGCTGGTTTTCATTGAACAGATGGTTCCTGTTGTGCTCGACGTCCGCAAATCTTCGCCTTTCGCTCAGCAAGTCCCCTTCGGCGTACTGAAGCTTTGCCCTGAGAGAATTTCTCTCCTGGGTGAGCGCGTCATTGTCTCGAACCAATCCCTGAATATTTTCCAGTGCTCGCTCGAGCTTTAGGTTGAGCGCTTCGAATTCGTTTTCGTACATCCTGAGCTGGTGCCGGCAGGTTTCGAGCGAAGTCGGGTTACCGAGCCAATCGTCGGTTTCTTCTATATAGAGGGGATCCACGGGAATGCCTTGCTGAATACTGTTTGTATATACAGTAATCGAGGCGGGGTAGGTGGGCGAGGGTGAGGCGACGAGCTGTAGGGTTTTAGATTGGTGTTCAGTCGGCAGAACGCCGGAGAGGGCGCCAAAAAGGCTCAGTGACTTTCCGAGTGACTTTGTAAAACACGGTTGCGCACAGTTGGGCATCGTTGCAGCGAGCGCCCGGCGCGAAGCCTCGGGTTTGGCGGGCTGTAGGTCAGTCCGCTTGCATGGGGTGCTAGGGGTCGAGTGTTCGAATCACTCCGTCCCGACCATTATTCCTGAGTGAAATCAGACACAAAAGCCGATCAGATGGATCGGCTTTTTTGTACCCGCGCGAAACTACACGGTAGTTTCTTAATAAGATCCGGATTCGCTCCGGCCAAGCGATCTTTGCTGAATCCTTCAAATTCAATCCCGACTATGCGTAGTAAAGATTCAGCGCAATCAGCTCAAACACAGCCACAAATACGCAGAACGCAACGAATCTTCGGGTAAACACCCGGCGAGGCTTTTCATAGCCTTGATAGTTGCTGAATGCGCTGCAAAGGTTTCCCAGAAAATCAATAAAGTCCAT